AGAATTCCCCTGTATTGCCTACAGTCGCGCAAAGGAGCTCATGGTTCAGAAACATTTGCGTGACTTGATGATTGAGCGTGGTATGCGTAAGATTGACATTGCTCGCGCAATTCCAATCGCTACCACAATGGTTTTCGTGCCGGATGACAGTCAAATCCTTGCACGTAAACTAGCCGCTTCTAGTGAAGTGCAAGCTAGACATAGTTTGTACAACGCGCTGTGGCTCTCACGTCAGAGTTGGTGGTCTGCGTTGTGGCAGTTCGTGCTAGGCTTGTTTGGCCTAGCTCGGACTGATTCTTCGGAATAGGGGTGCCTAGGTAGATTGGTTGGGGTTGATGCAAAGCCAACATTGTTGCAACATCCCGCATTGACAACCAAATTCTACTTAGGTGCTCTACCGCATGTAAGGCGGTTCTTCCAGGTAGTTGGGTTTTCTCCTCCGAACAACTATCTTGTACATAATTCATCTATCGTTAACCTTGTACGTGGGGTTATGACCAGGGTTCTCCTTGTTAAAGGTGAACCAGCGCCAAAGCCCCGCGTTGGGATTTATCTAGAACGTCTATCGTATTTTCGGCGCCTTATTTGGAAACGTCTGAGACACTCCTACCCTGTTACTCGACAAGAATTTGTCGAGTTTTATCATGGTCGCAGGAAGGACGTCTACCAAGGGGCGGTTGACTCATTGCTTACCAGCAGCGTGTGTCATCGGGACGCTAGAGTAAAGGCGTTTGTTAAGGCTGAGTTTATTAACTCAGATGACAAACCCGATCCTGATCCCCGTATTATCTCACCAAGGGATCCAAGGTACAATGTTGAGGTTGGTAGATACTTGAGACCGATCGAACACAAACTCTATGCTGTTATTGGCAAGATTTTTGGTTCGCCTACCGTTCTCAAAGGGTTTAATGCTCAGGAAATTGGTGGTATTTTCAAACAGAAATGGGATAGTTTCCGCGATCCCGTTGCGGTTGGACTTGACGCATCTCGATTTGATCAGCATGTTAGTGTAGAAGCCCTGAAGTTTGAGCATTCC